AAGAAAAGATACGAACTAAAGAAAGAGAAAATGATCCAAAATATAAGGCAAAATTATTTAGAAATATCTGGAATTATATGAAGGTTGTAGGAGATAGTGCAGCTACAGAAGATATAGTTACATTACTTGCGGATAAAAAGATTACTGATCCTGTAGAGGACGCAGATCAGAGATTGGACGGAAATCTTATACAGATTAGTGATATTAAACCTGAAAGCATTGTTGACATTATGAAAGATGTTGAAAATTTTGAATATGGAAAAGAGGAATAATATGGAAAATTTAGATTTTAGAAAACCTGATATGGATAATCTTATATAGAAAAGTTATAGTGATTTTTGCAAAGAAAGATATGAGAATCATGTTTCTTTGATGAATAGAGTACATAAAAAAGTAAATGAAAGTATGGAAAATGTAAGGTCACGATTCCGTGTAGAAGCGATTGAGCGATATATGGAATGGTTAGAAGGATGGTTTACAAGTATAAATGAACAAGAATCAGATATTGTACTTATGACATTCGGAGATACATTAAGAACTGCAAGAGACTATATGAATGGTAAAGGTGAGCTTGTAGAGAAAAATACGGAAATTTTATCGAAGATGATTGAAGAAAAATCAAAGGAGTATGACTATTGATGAAAGAGATATTTAATAAAAAAGATTTACAGTTTTTAGGAAAAGCATTTAAGAATCCCGAATTTGCAAAAGCGTTTATTGTATCAATGATGAAGGATGAAGATTATCAGGAACTAAAAGATTTATATACAAAACTTGATAAAAAAGATATTGAAATTGAAAATAATCTTAACAATATAATTCTTGCTTCAAAATTAGAAGAACCGGCTGTTACACCAGAAGAGAGAGTACGACAAAATTCTGAAAAGTTAGGTGTACTGTTTGGAGAATTGTTAGGAAAAATCATTACAGGAAAAAGTATGGGTACTTCATTAAAAGATTATGAAAACCGTGTACCTGTATTACTTCAGGAAAGAGCAGCTATTATAGATGAAATTAGTACATTATATGATAGTTACAAGGAAGCCTACAACAAAGAAATCAATAGTCAGGAAACAAGAGATATGTTGCTTATGGCTTTTGGTAAAAAGGATGGAGATATGGAAGGAGAATTTTTAGAATGGATAATGAGACTCCAAAAATAGCAATGACTTCTATTTATCTTGAAATTACAAGACAGTGCAACCTTCAGTGTAAGCACTGTCTCCGTGGTGATCCACAGAATATGAATATGAGCAATAATCAGATAGATAGAATATTAGATAATTTTAATTGGATAGACCAGGTTTTTATTGGTGGTGGCGAACCATTTCTTGCTAAAGATTCTATATCCCATTTGTTATCAGAATTAAAAAACAAAATTGAAAAAGGAAAATTTGCGTGTAGGTGTGTAGGACTTATTACGAACGGTACACAAAGAGACAAGGAAGTGATTACACTTCTAAATGAAATGGGAAAATATCTTAGCGATAAATGGTATAAAGAAGATACAAAAACTATTAGCATAGGAATTTCAAAAGATGAATTTCACGATAACAATAGTGAAAATGCTATGGAATGGTTTAAATCTGAATGTGACGAAAGATATATTAGTTTACATTTTAATGAATTAGATATAGATAAAAGAACAAAAAAACCAATAATTGAAGAATGCGAAAGAGCAATAAAAAATAACTTACAGTATAGTAAAAGATATGGAATATCAGAACTTCATAGGGTGGAGTTATACAAAAATACTTTATTCAAGTTTAATAAAAATGATCCAAACGAAGAACCCAAAATTTTATATGATGGAGATTGTTTAGCTTTTACTTGTACAGATTTATTTCTAAAAGGTGGTTTCTATGGATATGCAGAAATTGACAAACCTGATTATCCTTTTATTCTTGGAAATTATATGGAAGAATCTGTGTTTGATATGATAATAAATTGGAATACATTACATCCACTTTTAGAACAACAAGCTATAATCTATGAAAATTTAGTAAAACGTGGAATGACACAGAAGGATAAAGAAAAACATATAATAAGATTCCATGAAAAGGAAGATGAAGTGCGAAAACAATTATCAGAAAATAAGGACAATAAGGATGTATGGGATATTTACAAGGAAGTATTTCATTATGATTTTGCACCAGAAGAAATACAGGAAATAAAGAATTTTAGAAAGCAGTGATACTATGGCAAAAACAAATAGAAAGCCTAACGGTAGTAGTGTCTCTTCGGAGACTTCTATATACCAGACTTTAAAAGGAATGATAAATACCGACACTAAGGTTTATTATGTGATGTGGAAGTTTTGTCCTGAATATCTGAAGGATAATGAAGCTGATCCAATATTGACATTTGAGGATTTGAAAAGTCGTTATGCGGTATTCAGTGATAAGATCACAGAGAAAACTTGTGAAAAGTATATGTTGGAGGAAGGTGTACAGAACGCTATCAAGTGGTTACTAAAACGCTTGCACCAAAAGAAACAGATTGAATTATATAATGCTTATTATCAGAAAGCGTTGTCAGGAGACGTACAGGCTTTCAAAGCATTTGAAGATTTTAGCGAAAAGTTCTTTGCAGAGAACAAAGAAAATGGTCTTGTAAGTTTATTAAATAATGTATCTGAAGATGATTTAGAAGATAGTGAGGATTATTCCTATACCTATAAAGAGTGATACAAGTAAACCATTATACGAATATTTATATACCAAACATGAAGGATTCGGATTCACAGAAAAACAAGACTTGGAAATATTGAAAAAATTATATCCTGACGCACGGAATATCAAAGTGATATACAGTGTCAGGGGAGAATCACATTTTGTAATAACACATTAAAGGTTGTATGAGTAAAATCATGCAGCCTTTTTTATTTTTTGAAAGGGGCAAAGCATGACAAGAGAAGATAAGTTAAGAAAGATCGTCGCTGATCCTGTCCTGTGGTGTCGCTATTTTTGTAACATTATTGATAAGACAGGTAAGAAAGTAAGATTTGAGCCGACCTACCACCAGAAGGTACTTGCTAAGAACTTCGGCAAATTTAATATCGTGGCGAAATCAAGGCAGCTTGGGATCACTTCATGGGCGATAGCGTACTCACTTTATCTTACCCACACACAACCAGATACCGTATGTATGTTAATGTCCTATTCACTGGACACGGTAGACATTGTATTTAAGAAATTGAAAGCTATGTATGATGATCTTGATCCGTCTGTCAAATTAGCTGATGTGGCGAATAACAGGAAAGAACTCATACTTGAAAATAGAAGCCGTATAGTTTGTTGCGTATGCGGAACGAAGGACGCTGCCAGAGGTTCAACCTTGCGGTACGTTCATTTAACAGAGGTAGCCTTCATGGATGATACTAAGCTGAAGAATCAGTTAGTTGCTATCGAAGCTGCATTGCGTCCTGATGGACAGATCGTACTTGAATCAACCTCAAATGGAATGAATTACTGGTTTGAGTTGTGGCAAAAGGCGGTTCATGGAGAGAGCCAGTATATACCTTTTTTCTTTTCATGGCTAGACGATAAGAGACAGTTCATTCAGGAATACGAACAGAATACAGAAATCTATTTCAATCGACACGGTAAGTATCTGGAAGTGGAAGAGTTGGACGAAGAAGAATTATCCCTGTACTACAAAATGGGTGCAGAGAAAAACCCACTTGCTATGAAGAAACTTATGTGGCGAAGAATGAAGATAGCGAATATCGGACTTGACAAATTTAGACAGGAATATCCAACAACGGCTACAGAATCATTCCTTGTATCAGGAAACAATGTCTTTGATTTAGAGAAGATTCAAGCCAGAATGAACGGTCTTTATGATACAAAGCCACTATCACAGGTTGGAATGAAGTTACCGCCACTTATGAGAAAGTGGAGAAAAGATTGGTCTATGTGGAGACAACCGAAGCCGAACGAAAGATTTTACGGTGGAGTGGACACAGGAGAGGGAATTTCTTCAGATAACAGTGTCATTCAGATTGTAGATAAGAACGGCATACAGTGCTTTGAATTTGCGTCCAACAAGATAAAGCCGTATGAATTTGCGGACTTGGTGCGTGAAGTCGGAGACTATTACAATACCGCTTTATTGGTAGTAGAGAAGTTATCCGCAGGACACACGGTTGTAGATAAGCTATACGATAGCGGACATAGATACTTGCGTCTGTACAAATATAAAGAGTATGACGCTAAAGGTAAGGCAAGGAAAAAGCCTGGATTCCAGACTTCATTAAAGAGCCGACCTATTATCATAAACCGATTTGTAGAAATGTTTGAAACTGGACAGATATTATTGAACAGTAAAGCACTATTAGATGAAATGAAATCATTCCAATTAGACGATAACGGAAAGCAACAGGCGGTACAGGGTGCAAAGGATGATAGGGTTATGGCTTTTGCTATGGCATTGGAAGGACTTGTCAACGGTGTGTGGTACATATAATGAACACTATTAAATAAACAGGATATGAAAGGAACTCACATGGAGTATGCAGAGTATAAAAAGATACTTGATAAAGGCTTGATTGATTATGTGAATAGTGGCGGTAGCACCTTTTATATGGGAAGTGCTACGAAAGAGTATGTGTTTTCCTATGAGAATGAGCAAGACGCTGCCGACCACAAGAAACATTTATCTGATAAAGCCGTACAAGCTATCTTGAAAAAAGAGACATTACCGAAAGGTATTAGATTAGAAAAGTGCATATTGCACGGAAAGGATTGTAAATGAAAAATCCTATAGAAGCGATTAAGAATTTTTTCGGAAAGGGAACAAGCATGAATACAGAAAAAACGAACTGGTTCAAGGATGAAATCGGCAAGACACGATATAAGGATCGTATCAGTAGAGTAACCGATATTGACGATTATTTACGAAGAGAACATAAAGTTTTACAGATTCCATCGTTTGAATTTAAGGAACACACATTTGAGCCTACAAGATTGGTATTGCAGACGCTTAAATCTATTATCAAATTTCATTCAAGCTATGTGTGTGGTAGTCCTGTAAGTATTACAGGCGATAAGGAATTTGTATCTTTATTGAACAACATTTATAAGAAAGGTGGGTACACGAAAACCGACCTTGAAATTGCAAAAGACCTGATTACCTATGGAGATACATTCGAGTATGTATATCTGGATGAAAATAATAATATCAGGTCAAAGATTATCCGTAACAAGGATTCATACCCATTGTATGATTCTTTCGGAAACTACACCCACTTTGTAGAGTATTGGAAGGATGAAGATACAAGAAAAGATCATTACATTGTATATTATCCTGATAAGGTAGAAATCTATGAGGGCAGTAAGTTAGTAGATACAAAAGTAAATCTTACTGGTTTACCTATATGGTACAGTGCTATGGATAAATCAAAATATGATAAGTTCGGTGATCCATTCCCATTAGATTTAATTGGTATCATGGACACAATCGAAGCATTGTTATCAAAACTTGATACAGCCGTTACAACACTGTCATTATCCCCTCTTGGTGTAGTGTCAGGTCAGAGAATGGATTCGGCTATTCCTACTAATATTGTGGGTACTGTAATGAATCTGGAAGATGGAGCAACCTTTAACTGGGCGAACGCTCAAATGGACAGAGAGAGTATTAAACTGGAATTAGATTATGTAATTCAACAGTTTTATGCAATCGCCTGTGTGCCAGCTTCAATTATGGGGCAATCGAATGTAGCCAATGTGTCAGAGACTTCTATTACCATGTTATATCAACAGTGTGATAACTTTGCACGTCAGTATATCGCAAGCATGAAAGAAGGATTTGAACAGAGACTTGCATATATTAGAAAGCTGATGAAGTACAATCATCAAACTGTATCTGATGAAGTATTCGACAGTATCAACTTCTCATTCAATGTGGCAAGACCTGTAGATAATGCAGCCGATATGGAAAATATGCAGATTCAGTATAATTGCGGTGCTATCAGTAAACAGACTATCATTGACAGAAGCCCATATACAACAGATACGGCACTGGAATTAAAGCGTATTGAAGATGAGGCGAACGGTACAACCGATAATCCGACAGAAGTACCAACAGATAATCCGACAGAGGATGATCCACAGGAAGTTGTGACAAGTACCAAAACTGAAGAAACTGTTTTAGATGATAAGGTTGATTAGTCCTTATCTTTTTTTATTTATGGGGTAGGTTCGTCCAGAACTTTACCCCTAAAGATATATGAAAAAATTATAAATGAAAGTGAGGTCAGAGATTATGTACCCTGAATATAAGTTAATACAGATTGTTGAATTGCCAGAGAACGGCAAAAATAAATATGCGATTCAGTATATCGCACACATGGAATACTTCGATTTTGATTTTAGATCAAAGAATAGCATTAAGAAATTTCTTTCTGAAGGTGGCTATAAGAGTGGAGAGTATCTTGTTATCGTAGACAATGAAGAGTACGGAGACAGATATATTACTGTTGCAGTATGTATCTACAGAAATAAAGAACAGGGAAACTTTTTAGATTTTAAAATTGCGGGTAAAGAATGGAAGAATCTTGTAAAAGAGGTTGTAGAGCAACCGCCTGTAATTGATGTGAAATTAGATATACAGACCATGCACAAAGTCAGTGTGCCGAAGGTTATTCCAGAATAATATATACAGGTGGGGTGTGTAAGATACCCTACCTGATTTTTGTATTTAGATACAGTTGCATTATGCAGAATCTTTTTTTGATGGCTTTTCTTACTGTTTTGTTCGCCACTTCCTTTCTTCAAGCTGCATAGTGTGACTATATGTAAATACAAAAGGGATGTACCTTGCGATACACCCCATAGCACTTGACTTTTGAATGTCAAGGCTTTATAATCAGATTAGAAGCAATCAAGGATATTTGCGGTGTCTAATGGTTGCAGTCGGAAACAATAATTTATTTCAGAGAGTTACAAGAGACAACGGCTATCCCCTATTTGCGGTAGGGAATAGCCATTTTTCTATTTCTTGCGGTGGTTATCTATGTAGGACAATGCCGTAAAGATAACCAATAAAAGCGTTAAGACTTCCATAGTGTTCATTGGCATTACCCCCTTTCTGTTTCCAGAAAGAGCAACCACAAGACTATCCCTATCACGTTCTAACCTGATGGAAAGATTATATCATATCCTGTCGATAAATGAAAGAGTATCACTAAAATAATGATACTGTTATAACGATTATGTATTGACAGATACAGAGTATAGAGATATAATCATAGTGAAGATAATAAAACAATCTTTCTATTGCATAGGGGATTGTCCAGAGTAACCGCAAGGTTATTTATCCCCTATGTATATTATATTATTGAACTATATTAAATGAAAACTGGACTTGCTTATGATCTCTTTTAATTACTACCAATATAAAGGGTGCGTCAGAAATAATGACGTACCTTATTTTATCCCCTAAATGTATTCATATATACAATAAATTGAATATTGGACTTGCCCTGTATTGCGTTATTGAGATTGTGAATGTGGAATTATTCGCTTGATGATCCTGAAAACGGCATACAGGGCGATTTTTATATGGGATATATTTTGAAATGATACCTTTTTTGTCAGGTTCATTTGAACCTTGCAAATTATCCCCTTTTTCAATTTGACAGAATATCGGCTTGAATCGTGGCGGTGGTCACTGACAGTTACCTTGAATCAGGGTAGCCGTATGAGGATTCCCAAAATGGGAACGCACATATTGAGAAGCGTTTAGTATGCACTTCAGAAATTATCCCCTAAATGATATTGATAATCTTATAGCGAAAAAGTCCGCAGTGAGATTTTATCCCCATATATAGAAAGTGAGAATTGAAAAAATGATTGATGTAGAGAACGCATATAAAAAATTTGAGAATTTAATGGAGCAAGTAGACAGATCATGTAATATAAGTCTGGATGAAGAAGAGAGTTTATACCGACAGATCGAAGATGATATTAAATGGAAGTTACAACAGGTTCATGCAGATAAAAATACATGGTAGGTCATAACCGACAATAGCGGTTTAGAATTTATCCCCTTATTTGATTCCGCAAAAGTGTGGAATGAAAATCAGCTTGATTCAGATTCCCATTATGGGAATACAATATATCTAAGTCGGCATAATGCCCTGTCAGGTCACACAGATAATGTGTACCCATGAGATACCGCCAAAAGTGGCGAAAAGATTTATCCCCATATCTGGTAAGTGGAAATCCACAAACGAAAGTCGGCTTGCGTTGTACCACCGTGGACTAATAGCATTTTCAGGATTCTCAGAATGAGAAAGCTGAGAAATTTATCCCCATATCGTACAGAGCAAAAAGCCGAAAAGTTTTCCAGATGGGTTCATAACTCAATATTGAGTATAAATTACACTGTAGAGTGTCACAAAATGCAAAAGTGAGAAACGCTGCTATTGAGTATGTACAGGAATTATCCCCTTTTTGCGTGTGGTGTGGGTGTAAATTAAAAATGACTTTTTGCTTGAATTTACCACTGGTTTTTATGGTGGGATGTGGTATAATTTTGGTGCGGAAAAGTGCGTAAAATGGTTGTAAATACCACATAGGGGTATATGTTAGTAAACGAGCGTTTATTTTGGAAACGGATTTAGGGTAATTGTTGGTAAATATTTTTAAAAAAATCGCCCTATATATAATACGCATTTTGAATTTTAATACAAAAATCCGACACGAACACACGCATATATGTGCGAAAAAATAAGGTAAAAATCGCCTGAATACCAGGGAAAAAACGGACATATTGAGCCGAAAACCGCATATAATAAGGAAGTTTTTGAACCTGTCCAGACGATAGCCAAAATCGAAGAAAAACAGGGGTATCAACCATACTTTGTAGAATTTTTAACAAAATGAATATTATGCAGAATTTTTGAATAAATATACAAGAATATGCAAAAATAAAAGCACCCACTTTTTATAGTGAGTGCCTTTTTAATATGAAGCTATTCAAAATAATTCAGGTCAGAGGTCAATTTATCTTTTGATTCGGCTGATCCGTGGATGTAGAATTTCATTGTTGTTTCTATACTGGAATGTCCAGCTATTTCTTGTAATGATTTTATATCCTGAAGGTTTTCACACTTCTTTGATATTTGCGTCAAATATTGGTGTCTAAGCATATGAGGATATACACTAAATCCTTTTTGTTCGCCTAACCTGTGGACTAGCTTATATATACCGTTTGCCGTGAGTGTTCCACGGTTGCCGATAAATACCTTATTAGAATCAGTTTCAGGGCGGTGTTCCATCCATTCACGCAACAGTGCTTTATAATCGCCTGATATATTGACTTCTCTGTATTTATCGCCTTTACCACTTCTTATTATAATGTAACTGTTTTTCGTGCTATCCAGATTGACAATATCGGATAATTCCAGATCAACAACTTCAGATTCACGCATACCCGTGTTCAATATAGTTTGTATAATAACTCTATGTAACAAACTTGCGTTACCTTCAGTATATTTCAAGAACTGGAATAATTCTTGTTTGTTCAATACTTCTACTTTAGGCGATACAGAACCTTTCTTTTTTTCAACCTTTATAAGTTCGTTACCGTATGCAGTATGAAGAAAATTGCAAAAACTCTGTATTGCAGCTAATTTTGTATTGATGGTAGATAATGAAGCCTTTTGCACCGTGTCAATATATGATTTATAGGCTTTTACTTCTATAGGTGTTAATGATCCGTTGAATTGCTCACCGCCTGTTTGTTCTATCCATTTTAGAAACATGGAAATATTAGACAAGTAACCTTTTGCAGTATTCGCACTTTTGCCGATCCTGTCAAGTTCGGCTGCATACTCTTCTAAAATTTTCTTTTTATCCATAATAAAACCGCCTTTCTATATTTCAGTATGTCCAGATACTAACCATATTATATATAATGTGGTTCGGTATGTAAATATAATAATTCAAGATAATTAGAATTATATGGACAAATATATATTATATCGGTATTGGATGGGGTGCAATTCATACCAGATAGAAGCCGTTTTTTGTCCATATAATTATTTTAGGGATTTTTACAGGGGATTTTATACCAGGTATTCAGAGCAAACAAAAAAGCCGTTGACCTGTTGAGAGGTTCGGCTTTCCTGAATCAATGATATATATTTTTTGTTTTTCGTGATACAACTTGTAAATCAGCGTTGAGCAAATTTATAACCTTTTCAAATTCAGATAATGAAAAACTATTGCGTGAAAGTTTATTGCGTACTGATTGCGGTTGTATTCCTAGTAATTCCGCTAACTGGTTTATACTTGTATCAGATTCTAACATAAGTTGTTTTATAACCTGTGATCCGTTCATATAAAACCGCCTTTCTATAATCAATTATGAGTTACAATAAGAATATAACACACATTCAAATAATAATCAATATAGAGTTGTCATAAATCTAATAGGGTTATTTTTTCATATAATAGGAAGAAACACACGAAAATAAAAAATATTATAAAAATAATCAAATAAGGGTTGACATATACTCACATATGAGTTATAGTAAAGCTACAAACAAAACAACAACGGCTGCAAGGTCTGGACACCGAAGCAACCAACATTTAGAAAGGTGGTTTTATTATGATGAAAATTTATCTTACAAACTTAGGAAAGTACAACGAAGGCGAACTGATAGGCGAATGGGTAGAGCTACCAGTATCACAGGAAGAACTTCAGGAAGTATTTAAAAGAATCGGTATCAATGAAGAATACGAAGAGTATTTTATAACTGATTATGAGTGCGACTTTTACGAAGTCGGAGAGTATGAGAACTTAGACACATTAAACGAGATAGCGGAACGGATCGAAGAACTGGACGAAGAAGAAGGCAAGGTTGTAAAAGCTTTAATGTCGGAGTTAGGTTATACACTGGATGAAGCTATTGAAAAGGTAAACAATGGCGATTATAGAATATATAGCGATTGTGACAACATGACAGATATAGCATATCAGATTGTAGAAGAATGTGGGTATTTGAATAATGTACCTGACAACGTGGCTAGATACTTTGATTATGAATCATTCGGTAGGGATTTAGGTATAGAAGGAAACTATATCTTTACAGATGATAACGAAGCTATAGAGGTTTACTAAGGGGGTGCGGTATTATGTCAGATAAAAATATTATGGAATGGATCAGAGAACACGAAGGACAAAAGAGCCGTACAGATTACTTTGATACGGGTAACAAGACACAACATATTGTTAGATATGATAATGGCGATACATACCAACATATAGAAGTGTATGAAGGTATTATGAAGAAGCACACCGAAACAATTATAAATAATAAGACAGTGAGAAAACAGGACTTATATTATCATTGCTTCGGATGGAAAGCAGAAAGCACAACATTATTTTAAGAAAGGTTAAAAAGGTGTACAATATGAGCAACAACATTCAGGCGGTAGAAGTAAAAGGCGGTTTTTATACTGTGGTAGTGATTCAGTTAGATATATTTGAATCACAGATAATAGACGAGAGACACTTCGGAACGAAGGAAGAAGCCGAACAATTCCAGATACACACAATTTTAGATAGTAATAAAAATGTCCGTTGTATCATGTCTTATATAGCTTAGGGGGTGTATATATGCACTTTATAATATTTATCATATATCTTTTATATATTTCCTGTAGGCTATTAAAAGAAGAATGGGGGAACGGCGATTTTTACCGTGATATGTACAGGAAATATGGACATAAAGCCGATTTAAAAAGAGCAAACGAAAGTGACACGGTTGTTACATTATCAATTATGTTTTTATCTTTATTCGGTATTGCGGTTTTATATGTTATCTTTGCATAATAACAACTAAATAAGGAATGATAAAAAGGTCTTAAACCTGTACAGGGTTTAAGGCTTTTTTATTGCGTCTTATTATGGTATATGATATGGTATTTATTGAACGATTCACAGGGTTATATATTGACCTGTAGAGCCGTTTTATTATATAGGTGTGCTATTCCTTGCCTATGGTCTTTTATGGTCTGTATGGGGCGAATATGAAGCCTTGCGACAGGGTTATATATTGGAGTGTGTGCGGTGTATTGTGTAGCCTGTACAGGTTTATATATTGCCTTGTATTGCTTCGGTGTGATCCGTTGTATTGTGTGCGGTCTGGTGTAGCTTTTCCAGTGTGTCAGGGTGTGCAGCTTATAAGAATATACATAAATATGCAAAATATCAATAAATAAGCATATAGCCGTAGAAAGCCGTATTTTGACCGTAGAGCCGTTTTAATATGTTAGGGTATATTTATATAGGGTATGTGGTTTAAATGCCTTATATGGGCGAATTTACTTTTGAACTTTCGGACGGTCTGGACGTGGGGCGAACAATTATATAATTAACTCCCTGTTGACGCTACCGCCCATAGCTGAAGTGATTTTTTTCCGCTAAGAAAATTTTTGACCTTTTTGGAACAAGTACCAAAACCATATAAAAAGTAATACCACCTATACCGTAACCACACCATTATTATATAAAAAGTATTACCAAACCAACAACTACTACTCTTCCACCCTACTATCTTACCCCACCAACAATATGTTCAATAAATGTGTTCAAAAACTCTTGACTACTACCCCACCAGAAAGAAGGTGTTGAGTATGCCGAAAAAGAAATATTTTCTGTCACAAGCTGATTTATCTAAGCTGCTAAAGAATTATGGCGGTGGTTATCACTGGAAGATTCATAAGCAACTATCTAATTCAGGAAACGTGACCTACACGGACGCACAGGGCGGTATGCTCTCCATCAACCAACTATGGGATAAAGAAACGGATAAACCGTATGTTATGGTCTATCTCTCCCACTTTGACGGTAAAATCTATCGTAAGGATAAATGGGATTGGTTCGATACTGTTCATCAATTATATTTTGATTGGACATTACAGAATGGAGACTATGACATAGAATTTAAAGATTTAGAGGGTAAAGCTATGGCAAAAAAGAGACAGAGCCACACACAGAAATTACAAGCCGAACTGGAAAACTATAAAAGGTGGAACGCACAACAGGATGAAATTATAAAGCGGTTGCGTGATAATGGCGAAAACTCATTCCTAAATAGTTCGACTTACATTCAGTTACAGGAAGATTTGAAATTTTATAAGAACTGCAACAACCTTAGTGAAATCGGACGTGTGAACGCTGAAGGTAGATGGAGTAAAATGTCCGACAGGGAAAGAAAGCTATATGAAGATAATGCAGCTTTCTTAGAGCATGACGGAGACTCCGACTATTTTATCGGTATCATTGAGTGCTACAAAGAAATCAATGAGGTTCACAGATATATAGATGAAGTTAAATCTCTGGAAGGAAAGATACAGGGATATAAAGATATTATTGCGGAGCGTGACGAAGAAATCAATCGGCTGCATAGTGTCATAGCAGAACTGAAGCATGAGCAACCTACTACTGCTACTCTATCTCCTAATATGCAACAGGAATACGATCAAGCTATTAAAGATAGAGATACTTATAAGAGTTGGTATGAACATGAAAAAGAAAAATATCAGAAAGAATGTAAAAAAAATGAGGAACTATCAGAAGAGATTGAAAACCTTAAACTTCAGGTATCGGCAGAACCGACAACCGACAATATTTCTGATGATGAATTAGATACTCTTATGATAAGAGAAATTAGAGATAAGGCTACAGAAGAAATAGACGGAAAACCTTTTAATGATTTTGGATGGTTTGATTCATATGAAAGTATGGGTAGAGCCGAACTTGTTAAAAGAGTTCATTATGTAGAAACTATCTCTAACCGTAGAAAAGCCACTATACAAGAACTGAAGAAAGAATTACAGAGCAAGCGTTACGATCAGTATTCAGAGGAAGATTCAATTACTTATAATGCAGCCTTAGAAAAGATTGGTAGACTAGAAAATGACCTTAAAATGTATCAGGGATTTGTAGAAAATTCAAATAAGCGTGAAGCGGAACTACAACAGAAAATAACCGAACTTGCGTCTGCTACTCTCACACCAGAAGAATCTATAAAGGTTATTGAACAGAATATTGAACAGGATAAGGAACTGAAGAAAGCTAACCAGAAGAAACAGGGTAGACCAGTAACCGTTACGGACACACAAAGAGCCGTGATATTTGAACTGCATAAGAATGGACACTCTATCAGGGCAATAGCAAAACAGGTAGGTAAATCTGTCGGAACTGTCCATAGAATATTAAACGAACAATAGATAATGAACAAAAATAAGGAAGGACAACTACTACTGCCCTTCCTTTTATAATACCACTTTTATATAATAAGTAATACCTACTATCATAAAGGAATATAATAAGTATTACTTAGTATATAACTGAATTTTTGAATGAAATGTGAAAAATCCCTTGACGGTGCTTGACCTGTAGTATATAATAGGTTTTACAAAGAAAATATAACAATTATATAAAAGGTAATACTTTTTATATTTCAGAAAGGAGATTTACACATGAAAGTTATAGCGATAGCCAACCAGAAGGGCGGTGTAGCAAAAACTACTACTACATACAATCTTGCGGTTGCAAAAGCGATAGTCGGTAAAAAGGTACTTATGATTGACCTTGATCCACAGGCTAGTTTAACAATTTGTTGTGGTCTGAATCCTGACGATAAAGATTTTGAGAATTACAATGTATGCAAATTATTTGATGGAAAGACCACGGCTGCGGAATGTGCTTTTAATGTAGATAGTACAGAACTGGACAACTTATTTATTATCCCATCTAACATTGACTTAGCAGTTACAGAGACAAAATTAGTTGTCGGTAGAAACAGTGATGTACAGTTACGAAAAGCCGTATTGACACTGAAGCCATATTTTGATTATATTTTTATTGATTGTCCACCACAGTTAGGAACACTTCTTATCAATGCTCTTGTAGCTGCGGACGAAGTAATTATCCCTGTAAAGACAGAATATCTTGCCTACAGAGGATTAAAAGCCTTAATGGGTACAATTAAGGACGTACAGAGTGGAGACGGAGATAGATCATTGAATCCTGACCTGGTACTCACTGGAATAATTGCCACAATGTATAAATCAAAGATAAATGACAATCAGGACGTACTGGCTATGTTGGAACAGAAAGCACCGATTTTAGGTGTGGTAAAGGATTCGGCAGACGTAAACAGAGCCATTGTTGACGGTAAACCAGTAGTCTTATCAAACAAGAAAGCACCTACGGCAAAAGAATATATGGAAATTGCTTTCAAACTGTAGTAATACATAATATATACTAAGTATTACCATAAAAACAGATAGTAATACTAAGTATATAACAAGTATTAAAGAAAGGATATGAAGCTATGGCAAAGAAAACAAGATTGATAGATAGTATGCAAGAGGAAGAACTTCAGGAAATTAAAGAGGAACAGGAGAAAGAGACTTCCAGTGCGACACGAAAAGCACCTGTAGAACAGATCATATCGAAGGATGGAGCAAAGGACAAACAAATATCTGCAAAAGTAAACATGAAAATGTACAGTGCCTTTACAACGATAAATAAAGCACAGGGCATATCAAATAATTCTGCTTTGAATATGTTGATTGCAAAGTATGTCCGTGAAAATCGTGTCATTTTAGATGAAGATGATATATTCTAAAAATTCAAAAACATAATAGTTATATAATAAGTAATACTTTTTATATGAGAAAATTTTTTACCCTATTGCTTTTTTCAGAGATTGCTTGTACAATAGATACAAGTATAAGAATCTGGATGAAGCATACGGCAGAAATCATATAGACAGACGAAAGCGGTATGAAGAATCAAACCTCATACCGCTTATTATTTGTCTATTCGTTCTTATACATAGCAATTTTACCTGATTGTATTACCAGTACAGTTCAGGAACTTTCCTACGGAGCATTACCAGTGCAGCCGTTGGAAGAAAAAAGATAGGTGTGCATTAAACACCTTTTACAATTTCATATTTCAAAATTCAACTTAGCACAGTTTTCTTTTTTGAAAATGGAAACGTGTAGGGTGTGTTTCGTTTACACCTTTTTATAGGTTATATTCTAAACCACTACACCGATCCTGTCAAGAATGAACTTGTGTTCGGTGTATTAAATTTACTCTTTTTTAAGCAAGAAAGTAATAATTGCTATATCAAAGGTAATAATTTTGATATACCTTTTTGGAAGTTGGACAGGGTTTCAGGGTTTCTCCTGTATAAACAAATATCGGTATCGGCAAGCCTAACTAATGAATTGTCGGGGTGGATTCAGTACGTCTATTACTGGATCAATACCTAAGAGGTTGTAGCGAGTGCAAGACCTCATATGCCTAACCAGAACTTCCTATTGGTACGGATGGTCTGTACATTGGTTAAAACTAGCACACGGGGGCGAAAAGTGAGCCTAGACGTACATAGGGAACACTTGAACACGGCAAGCCTGTATTTCACAGGTCTGCGGAAACGGTCAAATATTGGAAACGGTATGTAGTGTGGGCGTGTATCGACCACTATAAAAGACCGTGACGGACACTAACAAAACCGTCACTCATAGATTGAACTGCTCTACAGGGAATACGGATACCTCATGCAAAAGCGGATTATTCGATTTTAGGGCATACCAGAGTTTCTTTTTCCATGCGATAGGGAAACTCTGCCCTGATACGAGAGCCGTTTCCTATTTCCCTACGGATTATTCGCCTACGGCGGTGTGAAAGTCAAGTGTATTGACAAGATTAAATTAAATAAATTACATGAGGGTATCACTTAGTATATAAAAAGTATTACAGAGTGTTCAACAAATACAGTTCATAAATAAGTGGTGTATGTGTTAGGGTTATATTGTAGAATATGGAGCAAAAACAGACTTTAGTTCTTAGGATATATAAATCTATACTGAAGGTGTTTTCGTGGCAAATTGACCTGAAAAGCATTGATAAAATTAAGTAATACATAGTATATAAAAGGTAATACCAGAAAGGATAAGAACATGGGAAAAATAAATAATGTAGTTAAGATCATGGAATTTAAAGATGATATGGATTTGTACAACCAGATAGATATGTACATGAGTACCGACAGGGAACGGCACTGGCGAATAAACAAGCCGTACAAGGTTACAAGTATAAATTTAATAAATGAACACAAAGCGTTGGTGTACCTAGAGGAAGATTTGAATGTCCTACAGGTACACTTTTTTAATTCTAATAATGGAGAAGAACTGTTACCAGAAGATGAACCACATACTGAAGAATTTCTCACTTATCAGGAAGTGCAGCTTATCAGTGAGTTAGGTTCGATTAAATTTGATGATACTGAATATGATGTAGAGGATATTAAGTATGAAATCAATTCATACGGTACACGCTGCATTAACATATATTTAAACTAACGGAAGGAGAATATAATATCATGGCAAAAAGATATGATGATGAGCAATATTATAAACAGGGATACAGTGTACTTGCTACAGGGTTCACGAACTATGAGCGTCTTTTACTGGAACTGAATTATAAGAACTATTATCCGAACAAGACCACACAGGAAATGTCAGGAAATAAAGATTATGAGGGTATGAAGGACGATAGAATTTTTGTCTATGAGAAAATCTTGAATGAGTGCGGTCTTGATCCAGAAGCAGATTATGATAAGAATACGGATCATGCAAAACTTCTTGAAGCTGCATACACGATTTTACATAGTCTCTTAGGCAATATTGACGCTTACAGGAAGATTGAAACAGAGTTTGTTACACAGGGAGAAGCATTTACAAGCCTACAAAACCGCCTGAAAGACCTTAGAGCAGAGATCAACAGGGTTAAAGCTGAAATGCATTATAACGATTCAGACTTTACATTCATGTATTATACAAACTAAGGGGGTGCAATATGACAGATTTAATGTACACACCATTGGAGAATGTGTTCGCTGCCACTATGGAACGTGAGGGAAAGACCGTCACGGCATGGAACAACGGTAAAGAGTTTACGGCTTTCTTCAGAAGGTGTGATGATGGACAGAGTACAGAGGATAGAATTACTGTTTATTATGGTGTGGACGCACCTGTAGAACAGGGTTCACTTATCCAGTACGGCAGAAAAACTTATGTCCTGATGAATAAAGAGACGGAAGAGAACACTTGCTATTACAAGTCCTATGGTATTGCTACTAATGGAATATTGAACAGTAATGATGGAACAATCAAGGACGTTCCCATTTATGGTCACGATATGAAAGATGGTCTTGCTTATGCGGATAAAGTCTTTACTATGATTAGTGGCAGTATGGAATTTATCACTGAAATCACGGACACTGTAAAGGAACTGGATATAAACGCTACATTCAATGTATATGGACGAACCTTTAAGGTAGATAATGTCTATATGAAAGATGGATTATTCCATATTGTAGGACAGGTCACAACAGATAAACCTGATCCAACTCCAACACCTGATCCGAAACCAACAGAAACATACAATGTTACGATTGAAGCTAGTACAAATACAATCAAGATAGGCGGTTCATATAAAAATCTTACTGCAAAGGTCACAGACGCAAGCGGTAATGATGTTACTTCAGATTATTCAGACGCTACTTTTACATGGACTTGCTCTATTGACGATGAAGATTATACGAATAATTGTACATGGAGAGCCGGTGTAGAATTTAATCAGAAGAAACTTAAAATGAGTACCGATATGTCTTATATGGGAAAGAATATGGTTGTAAAGGTTATTATTGGTGATCCAATAGATGGAAGTGCTAGAATAAGAGGAACAATTACACTGGAAATCACTGATTAAAAATAAGAATAGGTGGGAAATCCACCCACCTATTTTTTAAAGCAATTTTTATTTCTTCGGTTCAATAGTCTCTGTTCCATTTATCATGTTCGGTAAATGTTCTGAAATGAATTTCTGCTTTTCTTCAATGCTCATACCTTGCATATAAGTTTCCAGAATGTCAAGGTGTTTTTGCAACCGTTTCTTGCGATACTCTTTCATTACTGCTTTATCTTCAGAAGATACATAAGAATCTACTGTGAGTAGTTCGGTAGGAAAGTTCTGGTTATCAGGAACTAAAGCTAAGTGATAATCACATAATTCTGATACAAGTATCAAGTCCTGTAAAGAGAAGCGATCCTGTGTCATTTTATTTCTGAATGTTCCGACAGTACAACCAATACATTCGGCTGCAACTTTCGGTGTCACTTCGGCTTTATTCATCATAAATTTAATGAACTTCGATATATTTTTTAATCCGTCAGGGTTTTTCTTATTTGAGATTGGTGTTATATTCGACAAATTTTTCACTTCCTTTCATAAGATATGTTATGTCAGTATCATCTTATCATACATATAAAGAACATACAATAAGTGAAAAAATAGCAATAGGAAAAAAATCAAAATTCACTAAATAAGTTATTGACATATCACGAAAATAGTGATACTATTATCTCAACAAAGAAACAAGCGATTATATTTCAGTAGTTGGCGATACCGAAAGAGCCTGATTCTTGAGTACATTGTAAAGGAGAGAACGCTTATAAGGTTGATGTAGCAGAATGAAATAATATGGAAATAGCAGAATTGACTTGACTTTTGGAAAAATATGTATATGTAAAATTTGAAAGCTAGTTGCCGATGGCTTTCGGCATTGATATTTCCGAAGATGGTTTTGCAGAACTATCTTCGGTGGTATCGGTGTTTATGAAACGGCATTAAATGAACGATATTAACTGTTCGGAAGGACAGAAGATATATAGATACATAAGTAACACGCTTAATTTTAAGCTGCAACACAGAAAGGACAATTTAACATGGAAAAATTAACTGGTACAGTAAAGTGGTTTAACGATCAGAAGGGATTCGGTTTTCTGACAACAGATGAAGATACAGACGTATTTGTACATTATACAGGTATTGTATCGGATCAGAAGCGTAAGAGCCTGACAGACGGAGAGAGAGTAGAGTTTTCAATCACGGATGGAGCAAAGGGCAAACAGGCGGTAGACGTTGTTGTAGTCTATTAAGAAAGAAGGTATCGGATATGGCAAAACTTACCAGAAGGCTTGACAATTTAGGACGTATCGTTATTCCTAAAGAGTTAAGACAGAACATGAACCTATACGAAGGTTGCGAATGTTCTATCACACCTACAGAGGGCGGTATCATTATTCAGAAGTCAGAGAAGAATCTTCAGAACGATTTGAAATTTTTAATCGACAAGTACATAGCAGATGAAGGTTACAGTGATACGGTTATGAAACTAATGGAAGTTCAGGAAGAAATGCAGCCTAGCATGGCATGACAACTAAATAATACAGAAAAAGGACAGAGAAGAATTTCCCTGTCCATATCTGCCGTTATAAAAAAAATAAAAAAATTTTAAGACAGGGGGTTAAGTTCCTGTCGGATTGTGTCGATATATACATATAAGGATTTTTACGCAAAAAAATAACAGATTTTTTTTTCAAAACCTGTTGACAAGTATATCCTTATATGTTACGATACAAAGTGAATTTGTATCTTCATTTGTACCCCTATCTGTTCCACCAGATAGAAATGAGACACTATTCATTCATCTTACTGGTTGACCGCCTGTAAGAGTGTTACCCATAAATGAGTACACGAAAGTTGTACATAAGTTACTTAAAACTTAATACGCATACGATTATAGCAAACTTGACAGGTCTTGTCAAGTAGGTATTTCAAGCGAATTTCAGTTTTATTCTTATCTTTTGCCGATTCAGGCGAAAAATTCCAATTATTTACAATTAAATATATCAGTGTACTTTGCAGAAAAAAGACAGAAAGAAGTGATATTAACATTAGTAACACAGAACAACTAAATATTCTACGTCATTACTTCAATATGATGTTTCCTAGCATATTCAGAGATAATGAGTATGTGCGTCTGATTGCTCTTAGAAGGGATTTTCACGGTAATGTGATAGCAAGCAAGGTTGAATACGTCAAAACCTTTCAGGACTATGCAGCGTTTGTACAGAAGTACCGCTACACACATGATGTATATAACCAGATTGCAACCAACAGGGGCAAAGAGAAGGGAACAAAATCAACACAGCGACAGAGAAAAGTTCTCTTTCTTGACTTCGATAAGAAAGATTTTCCAGAACTACAGGACGCTTCAGATTTTACAAAATGGATTCATAACAAGTTGCCAAAACTTTATCTTCATGCGTGTATGAATAGCGGTCACGGATTCCACTTTTATGTTTCGATAAAGCCGACCTGTAAGATAGATGAAGTGGCAGAAGTAAATAAGGAACTTGTATCAATTTTAGGTTCGGATCAGAAAGCTGCATTACCGACACAGATTGATAGAGTACCTTGTACATATAATCATAAACAGGATGATGGCAGTTACGATTATGAGAATAGGGATAACTGGTCTTATGTGAAAATGGTAAATAATACCTATATGGTTGGAAGTCAGTTCAAACAGTTTGACCTTCCTTATATCCGTAGACAGATGGATTATTTCAAAGATACACAGGAGACATACGAAATCCTAGATAAAGTGGATTGGAATTATGAAGCACTGGACGATTACCCTTGTTACCTATGTATTAGAAAAGTAATGAATGAGGGAGCAGATGAAGGACAGAGAAATTTTTGGCATGGTAGGATTGTCAAAATGCTTCAGATGGAAGCCTATACCATAACAAAGATACATTCAATTTGTCAGGAGTATAACCGCAAATGTAGACCGCCTAAACCAGAGAATATTATAGAAGAGGACACGAACCGATTCTTAGATACTGACTATAAATTGTTAGGGTGCTATGAATCATTTCCAGTTGGAGACAAACACAGGGAATGGATAGAAGCACAATGCGACAAGGTTTATTGCGGAACTTATCATAATGGAGCAAAAATCTCAATCGAAGAGGGAGACGCTGCAAGGATAAATAAAAAGATATTATTGAACAGGGATTTGCGAACAATGACAGGGAATGAATACCTGATAATCACACTACTGGATGTGTACAAAAACTCATTCGGTAGACGTGGATTCAGAGTAAAAAATCTGAAAGAGTTTCTTTATTCATCCGTCAGGAAGAAACAATGTATTGCGGACAGGTTATTGAAAACATTACTTTTGGAACTTGAAACAAAAAAATGGATAGAGATAGTTCCTGATTCAAAGCAACCGAAAAAAATTGATGAAAGTAAACTGAAGCTGACAAGACGATTAAAAGAATTTCAACAGGGATTCATTGAGTTTTATTTTTCAATAGCAGGAGCATTGATTGATGGAAGAATTACACAGGTGGAATACATTGTATTTATCACACTGGTAAGAAATCTTACAGATAAGAAAGCGGTCACATACGATCAGTTAGCAGAAGATTTATCTATGGATAAAAACAACATAGCAAAATATATTAAGAAGCTACAGAAAGAACGTTGCTTGATTATTGAAAAAGAACATACGGACAAAGGATATGAATGTAATAAATACCATATAACAAGTCCTGAATATTTCAAAAATCAATCTAAGGATAATACAATACCATTTAATGAAGAGAATGTAATGATAAATATTGATGATGTAGAAGATAAGCAATTAACAATAAAACTTTTAGCTTAGGTCAAAAAGGCGGTTAGGCGAATGGTTCAATCAATGGATTGGATAGAATGTGTTGGTGGTGGGTACACACCCTCATTCATTCCCTACGGTCATTCATATTATACATATGTATACAATAGTGGTAATTTTAAGCAGATTTTGAAAAGGATAAAATCTCTGAAAGCCTTAATTTGTAAGGGGTTTAGGGGTGTCCGAAAGAAAAAATAACGTGCGAAATCCAGTGGTAATTTTAAGCAGATTTTTAGCACGAAAAATAGCCGAAAAGCCTTTATTTACAAGGGTTTGAGCCGTTTTCATAACGTGCAATTCGGTTTTTGAACTTGCAACATTTTAGTATAAAGGAGAAACATTTTTGAGAGATAACATTGTAGAACTAAGAGCAGCGTTGAAAGATTTACCGATTGATGAAATCAGGAAAGAGTTGGGCGATTTAAAAAAGTCAGAACTTATGAGAAGTATCATCCTGAATGAGAAACAGTATTGCACCTGTACTTATGAGAGGTCACAGAGAAACTTTTGGTATTCAGTAGTGAAGCCGACACTGGATAAGTTGGGAAAACTCACGGTAGATGATGATACAGAAGAAGGTCTGACAGGTTGGGATAAGACACTATCAAAGTATCTTACCGAACTGGTAAAAGAAGGAAAACTCACATATAAGGACATTATGATTTGTGACGAAAGCAGAGATTACAATGTACCAGATAGATATAGTTTTAGTCCGTACAGGAACATTATTGTAGCCTGTGAGAAAAATACCATATTTCAGTTTGTAAATGATATATCACTACTCTTAGGGTGTAGCTGCATATCATCAAAAGGTATTTGTGGTTTTGGAGCAATGGAAACATTATTGAGAAAAATCAGAGACAATTCGGAGAATACTATAAGTGAGTTGGTGTTCCTGATTATGAGTGACTACGATCCTACAGGATATACCATAGCGAACACATTCACGGCACAAGCTGAAGTCATGGCGAAACAGTTAGGAATGAATGTCAGGATTATATCTAAGAGAATCGGTATCACACCAGATCAGTTGTCAGAGGATGAAGTGAAAAATAATATGTACACTCCGAAGAAAAAAGGTCTTGATACTTGGATGAAAGAGACAGGCGGTATAAATGGACTTGAAAAAGGTTTAGAGTTAGACGCACTCACACCTGAAAGAATCAGGGAGATATTCGCTGACGAACTTCAGAACTATATCGACAATGGTTCATATATCGAAGATTGTAAGAGTAGTTACCTGTGGAGTGCAATCAGGAATGAGGTTGACAAGTATATTGATACAATCGTTAGTCAGGTTTACAGGGAGTTGGAAGATAAGGTAAGTACGAAAGAGCCTGACATGATGAAATATGTTCGTGAGGGCAGAACTAATATACCATTCAATAATCTGTGTTCCATAAATGCGGATGTTGAAAATTGTGTAAAGAAATATTTTGAATAAAGGAAGGATGAAATACAATGAATAATTTGATAGAGAACGATATTTTAATAAGAAACATGGACGCTTCATATCTTTACTGGAAAATAAAGGATGATGGAGCAATAGCAGAATATGAGAATAAAAAGAAAGAGTTGTCCAGTACGGACGATCAGGAAGTACAAGACAGGGTGCAAGAATTATCTAAGCAGATATTCAGTTTTGGAACTGATATTAAGTTACCAGAGAAGGACAATAGATATTTGTACTCTGGAACGCTCACAGATAGCCTTATGACACGCAAACTTAGACAGGTGGTAAATAATAAGGATGGAGCGATAAGAAGCGTTAAAACGGATTCTACAGCGTCAGAAACGGATTACACAGATATTATTATCAATCTGAAGTTCAAGTCTGATGTGATGATCCAGACGGATGAACAGAAGCAAGCCTACAATCAGGACACAGGGGAAATTGAAAAACTGGACGCTAAGAAGAGTAAGAGACTTATCAGTAAGAAGAAATTGCGTCAGATGGCATATAGAGACGGTGTTACAATAAATGGTGTTCATTATGTCAATTTTCAGAGGACGAGTAGTAAAGCAAGAACAGGTAATGACCTTTTCATAGATAAAGATTATTTTGAAGCTATGGAAGAGTGGCAGACTATGGGAATACCATTCAGAGAGATTTTCAAGGAAGATGATAAGGTGGACATTGTATCTACCAGAAGTTATGAAGCCTTGACCTCATCATCCATTATCGGAACACTTGACATTGATCCATACTCAATCTTACTGATAGATGAAGCTGACGGAACATATACAATGCCGTGCAACGTGGTAACACTGAATGAAGAGACAAAAAGGTTACAAGTTTCAAAACAGGATTATGAGAAGCATATTGACCTATGGGATGGACAGAGCCTTGCGGATGAATCAATATTTAATACTGGAAAATATTTCAATCGTAAGGACGGTAAGGAACACACCTATGAGGGCAAAGGATTCTTGCTATTAAGAAATCACTTCTTTAAGAGTGCGATATTCAATACTAAGCTACAGGAATATTACAGTGAGAAGTTCAAGGGTGTAGATAATCCAGTAGTAAAAGACAGGTTCGGAGAGACATTCAATCCACAGGATGTTAAATTGGTTACTACAAAGAACAGTGTTAAGATATTGAAGTTTGCGGATATTATCGCTACATACATGGTTGCGGATGATGAAAAAGAAAAGCTGAAGGAACTTGAATCTCAAAGACAGGTATTCATTGACGAATGTTCCAAAATTAGAAATAGGGTGTCTACTGCAAAGAGAAATTATAAAATATTATTAAATAGTAGACCATCCACACCAGAAGAAATAAAGCAAGCTGAAGAAGAGTTAAAAGTTGCGGAGCAAAAGAAAGATGATAAAGAGATAAGCAAAGCAAAGAAAAATCTCACAAAAATTATAAATCGAAGAAAAGCAACACCAGAAGAGATAAAAACTGCACAGGATGAAATTATTTTTGCAGAAGAAGATCAGAGCCGACTTCCTGAAATTGAAGCGGAAATTAAGAAGTATAATAAGCCGATAAAATTTGAACAGGAAAAATTGACCTGGCATTGGTATAGGGAACAGTTGAAGAAGAATCAGGATAAATTCGGTGTATGTAAGTATGAGAAGGTATCTAAGTTCGGAGAGCGTCAACAATTATGGTATCAGGTGTTAGGTAGCTTGAATCTGAATGAAAAACAGTTGTGGCAGATTGTAGAACCACAGGTGCATGAGATAAATCTTATGAAGAAATATCCAGCTTTCTTGAAACACTCACTGAATACAAAGGCTGCCGACACAGATAATATCGGAGCAAGGATGATGAAAGAATTATTACAGGTAAATGAAGATATTACTAAGACTTCATGGTACACGAATTACAGAAGGTCATATATCGGTAGTATTCTTGATCGCCTGTATGAAGGTAAGGTACAGTTAAACAATTCAGACTTTTGTACATTGGTTGCTAATCCGTATGAAATGCTTAGAGCGTCCATAGGAGAAAGAATTGATACAAGTATCTTATCCGACTTCCAGTGTTATTGTAGCCGATATGCAGATGGAGAAGAACTGTACGGATTTAGAAGTCCGCATATAGCAATCGGAGAGAACGCTATCCTGACAAATACAGACCGTGAGGAATGGAAGTGGTTCAACTTCACTGATAGAATCTTAGTCATAAATCTGTTTGGTAAAGGTGCTTTCCTGTCGGATATATGGCAGGGCTGCGATACGGACAGTGATGTAGCTTATATCGGTAATGATCCTGTGGTCTTAGAAGCCACAAAGTCAACGGTAAATTCTGGTAAATATCTTATTCCTATCAATGGGTTATCGCCTGAAAATGATCCAAAAAACTATACAGATGAAGAAATGGCAACGATTGACGGTAAGTTAGCAAATGACTTTATTGGAAAGATTTGTAACCTTGCAAGAGATTTACAGTGCTTCTACTGGCACTTGTACAACACAGGTACAGAAGAGAACAAAAAGAAATATCTACCACAGATTTATGATGATATTTGTATTTTGGCGGTTGCGTCAAATATCGCTATCGACAGTGCTAAGAGAAGATACAAGGGTGTGAATCTGGAAACAGAAATTAGTCAGATGAAAGAAAGACCTTATTTGAAAATAAAGGGAGCAATACTTCAGAATGATGGAACGATACGTCTTACAGAAAGAAGATATAAAAAATCTTTATCTAATGAATGTATAGAAAAATATGAGAAAGCCGTTAAGAATAGAAACGAAGCTACAACCCTTGAAGAAGTTCAAAAGTGGACGAAACAAATTGATAAATTACTTATGAAAGAGATCGGAAACGGTCAAGAAATGGTACGTCCTAACTTCACAAAAGGTCTGAAGTCTAAACCTAAGAAGAAAAAGAGACACTTTGAGAATGAAGCTGAAAAAGAGTTGTACCGTCAGAAACAGATTCTTGCGTCACAGGAGCGTAAGGAACTGGAAGAGAAGATATATTTACCATTGGAGTGTAGCATGGATAAATTAGCGGATGTTATTAAGGCACACTTAGAGAGAGCCGACAGAACCAAAATGATAACATTCACGGATATATTGAACCGTATTCCAAAAGGAATTAAAGCGGATTATAACCGTATTGAAGCCATTAAGAAAGTCGGCATTGAAGGTAATAATGAACTGAATAAAATTTATTCTAAGTATGCTAATGGAGATATTACCTATGATGAAATGTACGAGCAGAAGCAGAATACAATTCAAAATATCCTGAATAAGATTCGATACACCGACATTGACGCTGAAATCGAAAGAAAGATTACAACATGGGATATTCAGAAGTTGATCCGTGATGTTTACGATATACACCCACGCAAGGACAAGCACGGTAAATTTGTCAAGGATGAAAAGACAGGTAAAGGCATTATGGACGATAAGAGAGATAAGAGACTTGTCGGAGATAGAAAGAAACAGTGTGTCGGTCAGAAGTTATTACAGTGGATATATGAAGTTTATCCAAAAGAATTTATTGCAGCTATAAGACAGAACAAAGGTACAGTTACGGAACTGGAAGAGGTTACACCAGAAAATGAGACAAGTTCCAAAACTTCAATCAATAGTCTTAAAGACCTGAATAAATGGTTGGAAGATGATGGAGAGATATACGAACTGTACGGCAAGAAATATAGAATCAAGACAAAAAATAAACAGTAATTATTGAACAAGTGAGAGGGTGTGCGGTGTAATGCCGTACACCTGTTTTATACCCTTAAAGAAAATTCCCCATGTGTCAATAAATGATGTTCAAAAAATGCAAGAAAAATATACAAAATCGAATATTTGTTCTCTTGAACATATTGCACTATATGGTATATAGAAACAATAATTATAACACTACATAGTTATATATGTCAAGTGTAAATAATTACTGAAAAATAATGGTTTCGCTTGTGCAATATTACATAATCGAAAGGATGGCAAATTATGTCACAGGAAGATTTAAGAACAAGACTTTTGAGTATCATTCGCAATGAGGGTGTGAATCAGAAGTTTATTGCAAAGCAAGCAAAAATCAGTGAGGGGTTACTATCCAGATTCAAGAACCAAAAAGCTGAACTGGATTTAATCGACAGAGAATCCCTTAACAACTTCCTTCAATCAAAGGGATATTAAATCGGTATCATTATCATGTGGAAAGAAGTCTTGTATTAGACAGAAGAATCCACAGGATATAGATATAAATTATAGTCTGATGTATTTCAGACTTCTTCAAATTTTTCATTGTTTGATGTCCTCTTTTCTGACATCCGCAAGGGTGTTTATTAAAACAATCAAACATGATCGCTTAGATTTGTATAAATCTTTGCATGGTTAAACATTAAGTTTTTTTATGTTGTATTGAACCATACTACTGTATGTTTTGTGCAAAATTGAAAAACGTAAGTATGCGGAACTTTTAGTTCAGTGTATTTAATTGCTAACCATGATTCAAATTGTACTAACATTTGAATTTATGCACTAAATTATGTAGATATTTTTCTTCATTATTTAGCAAACAGGTTTTTGGTGGGTTTCCTGACCTCCTTTCTGAAAAAATTATTGAAAGAATCCACCCTTTATTGATTATGATACGTCCGATTGGACGTTACATATATATATTATTTGTGCGAACGAAAAAAATAAAATTATGGGTTCGGTGTATGCAACGATTTAGGGGCATGAATCGAAAACAGGAAATGGAGAGAATATTATGGACACAAATACAAATACAGAAGTAAATGTAGATACACAGGGTAAAGATGGGGTAACAACACCAGAAGTTGATACAACTACCAATACTACGAATGTAAATACAGAAGAGACAGTTACAATGTCTAAGACAGATTATGACCGTGCTATCCAGAGTGCAGAGGATCGTGTGAGAGGTAAACTGTCGAAAGAAATCAAGGAACTTCAGGCGAAAGTTCAGGAGTTATCCCCTGTAGAGAAAACACAGGAACAGATCGACCTTGAAAAGCGTATCGCTAAACTGGAAGAATCCGAAAAGGAAGTTGCAGCTAGAGAGAAGAGACTTGCATTTCAGGAAAATTTATCGAATAAGGGTATTGATAAATCACTGTTCGATTATTTAAAAGATGATACTGACGTGGACGCACTATCAAATGTCATTGACGAGATTGTGAAAGCAAGAATGAAGTCAAATGGATATGTGCCGACTAATCATTCTTCAGATGATTCAGTGTCACAGGAAGAGTTTGATAAAATGTCATACGATAAGCGTGTGGAGATTTATCAGAAGAATCCAACTTTATATGAAAAATTGACGAAAAGATCAAGATAAAAATTAAAGAAAATAATGTGCGAACACTTATGACCTGTCGGTTATAGGTGTTTTTTTATTGCACAAATACTAACGAAAGTGAGGAATTTAACATGAGCTTAGTTATTGGTTCAGTATATGCAGACGCAGTAAATAGTAAGCTGGGTACTGCTCTTAAAATGAAAGATATTGCCACAGATTATACAGATATGGTATCTGATATTCTTGTATATGGTAATGAGGTTCACTTCCCAACATTTAATCGTCTTTCAGACGCAGAGGAAGTAACAAAGGGTACTGCTCTTGTACCAGAGGAAGTAGGTATGAGTGATAGCACTGCAAAGGTGAAGCAGACTGGTAAATCTGTTCGTATCTATGATAAGGATAAGGCACAGATCAAAGGTGCAGTTGTAGACGCTATGGCAAGCCAGACCGCAGAAGTAATGGCAAAGAAGATTGATTCTGACCTTATTTTAGAAATGGTAGATAATGCCGTTTATAAGACTGCATTACCAGGCGAACTTACAGTTACCGCTATTGATAGTGCTTTTGATGTATTCGGAGATCAGGTTCAAAACTCTAGCTTTTCTGGTATCGTGGCACACGGTAAGTTCAGAAGTGCAATTATGAGAATGGATGAATTTACAAAGATTGATAAGACATATGCTACTACTGGAAACGGCATTGTAGATGATAATAATTGCATTGGTTTCTGGAATGGTACAATCCCTGTATATCTTTCAGATCAGATGTGGGATGCTACAAACAGTGAGCCGATTATGGCAGTTGTTAAGACAGGTGCTATCGGTTACATCATGCAGAAGGAAACTACTGTAGAGGAAGAGAGAGAAGCTAAGTTACTTGCAACAGACCTTGTAGCAAGCAACCTGTACGCTTGTAAACTCTTAGATACTAAGGGTGTATCTATCTTAAAGAAAACTATTGCCTAAGAGCAAATGGATAATCTCATAGACTTTCATAGTCTGTGATTTTTTCATATATCAGGGGTGTGATGTTGTATCACATGGTATGATGTTGCACCCCCTACTCTTTAAGGCAATTTTTATTTTAACGAAAGGACAGTATAAATGCTAAGACCTAGTGATTTAAAAGAATATAGACTATTAAGAGGTCTGTCACAGAGGGATGTTGCTATGTACTGTGATATTACTTCACAGTTAATTGGAGACATTGAACTAGGACAGAGAAATCTTACAGAATATAATTATCAGGAAATTGTGAAGGGTATCAATGCAGCGTCACAGGCGAAAGCCAGAGGAACATTTGAAGCTGATAAAAAGCGTCTTATGAAAGCTGAAAACGATTATGAGAAAAATCGTCAGAAAGAAAAACGTGAAGCAGAAAAAGCAAAGACTACTACTACACGAAAGAAAACTGCTACGAAGCCGACCGCCAGTAAGAAGGTTTCAGATTCAAAATAAAGGGGGTTACAGTGTTTCGTATTAGAAAAAATTGTAATTGTGGGTACTTACAAAGTACCGAAACACGATTACAACAATGTATAAATTTGATGAAAAAGAAAGTCATATCAAACAGGATTTATTGAACAAATTTCCTGATTGGTATAAGAGTTTGAATAAGGAAGATTATTATTTAGTTCTCACAGATGATTGTGATTCCTTATTCAGTTGCAAGAGATTAAATACACTCTTCGGTTTAGAGATAGGCGGTTTTTATGATTTTAGAAGCGGTCTATGGTTGAATGAAGAGAAAACAGATCATGGGTGGAAAACACCTATCTTTGTTGACCTGTCGGTAGGTCAGGATAAATTATGTTTTGATAATCACAGGACATTTCTAAAGAACCCTAACAGGGTTAATCCGAACAATATTCCAAAAGCAAGATTTAATGAAAAATATAACTTCGGCACGATTACACTTGTGTCCGCTTTATATGGCGGTGTGGATCGTATGAATGAAGAGTTGAGAACTATGTTACTTGCCGTTGATGGTGGCTTTATCGGTTACTACAACAAAGGCGGTAAATATTCTCATATCAATCTGTACTGGTTAGAAAAGTTAGGTCTGACAGAGTACCTTGTACCGATTCTTGAAAAGCACGATATGAAATACTTTCAGGATTTTTCGGTGGAGCATGGACTATATGACAAGATAAGCATTACACCAGACGGATATTTAGACACACCGACTTATCGTGTACCAGATTATCAATTTGAATTGGTGCAACCGATACAGAAAGTCTTTGCGTCAAAGTATGAAGTGACGCAGCGTATCAAAAGGAATGAAAAAATAATTGTAAGTGCAGAGACATACGAGAATGAGTATGTTTTGAATATCGCAGTATAGCGAAATTTATAGGATTAAAAGGAGAATTTTATAATGACAAGAGAAGAATATGTAATTTTCAGAGACGAAGTTTTAGTAAAGAGATTTTACTGGTGTTATTCAATCGCAGAGAGAAAGTACCTCACAGAAAAAGGTTACAAGTACCTTTTCAGATGTACCCACTATAAGTCTGATAAATTCTTTTGGGTGTTCGATAAGACAGATGATCTTATGAATGATGTAAAAATCTGGAAAGACGAACACAAAAAGAAAGTGAGTGAAGCGGTTGAGTGATAATCTCACACAGGAAGAAATTCAGGATCGGTACGGTCATGGATTATCTGAAGATAAGATAGTGTCATTATATCCCTATGAAAAGGGAGAATTAAATATAGAAGAGTATAGCGGTCAGGATTATATGACAACATATGATCCGTTGACCGCCTATGCCCTTCGGCAAAAGTACCCTGTCATGGTATGGGGAAAGATAAGAAAAAATCACAGAGCGTTTGTATTCAAAAAGAAGAAGCCTGTCATGTTGGCTTTTTGATTTATTGAACAATATTAAGTGAATGAAAGGACAGTTTCATAAGTTGGAAAATAATAAAAGAAATAATAGAGAAAGCAGACCTAGATTCATGGGTTATGTTACAAACTGGAATAGCGAAAGAGGTTACGGATTTATCCGTTGTTATGATGATGGAGAATCTTATTATTGTAGCCAGAAGGTTATCAATGGAGAACCATATTTAAGAAAAGGAACTATTGTCAGTGTGTTTATTGGACACGGCAAAGACAGAGAAGGAAATCCGTCTACTTATATTGCGGACTTACTTGTAGTTGAAGTGCCAGAAGAAAGACACACACGATACTAAGGAAAGGTGGTGGATAATATGAAAATGACACATGTTCATATGGCTTGTGGTGGTAGCAATACTAAATTAAGTAATAATGAAGCATTGAATCAGCTTGTGCAGATTTTAGCAGCTAAAAAATAATTGATTAAAAGGAGTAAAAATATATGAAAAGAATCACATGGGATTTTCTATCAGTTGAGTTGACAAGAAAATGTCAATTAAATTGCAAACATTGTTTTAGGGGTAAGTCACAGAATCTTACCATTTCAAAAGAGACTATAGATAAATTTCTTAGTCAAACAGAAATTATCGGTTATCTTCACTTTACTGGTGGAGAGCCAACATTAGCAATAGAAGAAATGCGATACTTTTTAGATTGCTTATATAAGTATCGCATACCTCTTTTTCATCTTCAGATCATCACAAATGGATATACTAAATCAGAAGAATTTGTCCAGGTGGTAAAAGATTATTCAGATATGATTAGATTGTGTTATATGGACGCTGAAGTAGATATGAAATATTATGTCACAATCGGAGTATCAGTTGATAGATACCATGTAGGTTATAATTCTAAAGAAGCACTTGAATACTATAAGGAAGAGTTAGAAGGATATGCAAAAGTTATTCCTATGACAGATGGTAATATTCCGTTTAAAACAGGAAATGGAACAACACTTCTTGAAGCTATTCCAGAAATTGACAAACAGAAATTAGATACAAGAATTGAAATTTTATCTAAGGATTTTAAACCTATGTGTCCGCAATATAAAACATATAAACTTTTACATGATGAACAGGTATATGTTGTATGTGAAATGAGTTTATCTGCTAAAGGTAATGTAACACTATATAGAATTTGTTCAAATAATGATTATAAATTTGAAGATTTAGCAAACCAGAATGTATGTAATGTATATGAAACAGATTCAATATACGATTCCATTATTGAATATAATAAGGGTAAAAAATCTTGTTTGGAGAAAATGAGAGAAGAAAAGATACGAACTAAAGAAAGAGAAAATGATCCAAAATATAAGGCAAAATT